ATGAATACAAAAGACAACATGATAACAGACATTAGTGCTGAACTCGAAAAAGAATTTGGAGTACCAGGTACTCCCGAACGTGCCAAGTTCGATGAAGAAGCATACGCTTTCTATACAGGGCAAATATTATTAGAGGCAAGACGGGAAGCAAAAGTAACTCAATCGGAACTTGCCAAAAGGATAAACGCTACTAAATCGTATATTTCTCGTATTGAGAACGGTTCTATCAATCCAAGTGTAGGTACATTCTATCGGATAATGAATGCGCTTGGGTTAAGGGTTGAAATTGTTAAACCTCTTATGTAATAAAAAAGAAGGTGTGTCGAAACTATCCTGTTCCCGCGCCCCTCGCAGGATCGCATTAAAACCGGCCCTATAAAAATCTGATTGATAAGGTCTGTCCTTTTGCAGCCCCGCATCAAGTGCGGGGACAAGGAGATTTTGACATACCCTCTTTAAAATATGTCTCAAAAGAGAACTTGCGTAAACAAATGCCTTATGCAAAGGTTACAGACTTGCAAGCCATTTTTTTCCAGACTTAGTATTAAGCCAAATGGCTATACCTGCTGCAATAATCGCTCCTACCAAGAAAAACATAATTATGAAATCCATATCACAGACTTTCCAGCCACTTTTTACCGAACTTAGTATTTAACCAGATTGCTATGGCAGATCCTACCACTGCCATTATGCAGAATAATCCTATTAATGCGCCCATATCTTTTTACTTTATTATTTTATGCAAATATGTAAGTCGCATTTGCTCCAGTTACAAAACAGCAACAGCTTTGCGTATGTTATCCAATATCACGGATAACTTACTATCACGCCGAGCGGTCTGCATATCGTAATTGGATTGCATATTCACCCATATGTAAGCAGGTATTCCGGTTGCCGCCTCAATCTTCAATGCGTATTCGGTGGTTATCGGGCGTTTGCCGTTTATCACCTCGTTAAGCACGGAATAAGAAACACCAATTACAGCCGCAAATTTCCTTTGCGACATTCCACGTGATTCTAACTCGTCTTTCAGTATTTCTCCCGGATGTATCGGGGTGGACGGTTGTAGCTCGTGCGGTGCGTAAGTTTTTTTTGTTTCCATATCCACAACTATTTGTAATGATTACTAATATCCAGCAAACGGCAGACTGTTACTATTTGCTCATTCATAACATCCCTAACGGTAAATTCAAGTCGGTATTGCCGATTTATCCGCACGGATGAAATACCTTTCTTATCCCCTTTCAAAACCTCGTAATTGAGTGCATTGTTTCGGAACAAGTCGGTAATGGTATTTGCGGAAGAAAGCACAAAAACTGCCTTTTGATAACCTCTTATCACTTCTGGCTGGTAGCGGTGCTTTTTGTCGTTCGTTCTACCTTCTGTATAGAGTTCACGCAAATAGTCCTTGTCAAATTCAATAATCATATCTTTCCGTTCCTTTGTGCAAAGTTACCTTTTTTGCAAATATTCGCAAATTATCGAACACTTTATTTACACTCAGGGGCTACAATCTGGATTTCCCCCATCGCTAAGCATCTAATAAACTTGGTGATGGATTTTTTTTGCTTCTTTTATAATCGGAATGAACTTCTTTCTATCAATCCCAGGTAAATTGAATTTTGTATTCAGGGATTTGTTATATTAAAGATTTTAACCATCTTTGCTGCATTAAATAATAATCGTTATGTCCATAACAGGTATTAGAGAACTTCTTTCACGTTCAGATGCAAGCGGATCAAAATCCACAATATTGAAACCTTTGACATGGTTCTTAGCACTAATAATTGGAGGTATTTTGACATTACTAAAATTTGGATCGCCTATTTGGTTAACTATAATGCTGGCTGTTATTTTTTGCTTAGGAGTTGCTGTATTCTTTTTTGTTTACATATATTGTTTGATAAATGATAGAGATTCATTAAGAAGTGAAAAATTTACTATTCAAAAACTGGCTATTGAAAAAGGAATTATGGGTGATGATGTGACTGGAATTGCACCATTATCTAATAATCGTCAACCAAACGAATGTAACTCTCGACTATCAAAGGAGGATGGAATATGAAAAAAAGATTTGTAGTTTGTTATAGCGACAACATCCCCAAAGAAAAGGAGATGCATTTTATACAATTTATAAAAGATAATAAATTGGGGTGGTGGCATTGGATTAGTAATATGTGGCTGTTGGTAGATAGTTCTGGTCAAATGACAGCATCAATACTTAGAGACAAAATATGTAAGCTTTATTCTGAAAATCGAGTTATGGTTATTGAATTGGATGGAGATAGAGACACGTGGGCCGGCTTTGGACCAACTCAACCCAAAAATATGTTTGACTGGATAAAACAAAATTGGGGGAAGGATTGAATTTAAATTCCATAACCCAGAATTCCCCATCGCTAAGCATCTAAACTTGGTGATGGGGGATTCTCTCTATTTTTTATAGCACAGTTTACAAGCTCGTTTACCTTGTTGTTTAGCCGTTTCCAAAGAAACCAACTTAACTTCCCCTTTACAATTATCCAGTCCTTTGCAGTTCTTGTTGGAATGGTACACTTTAGCGTATCTACCAGTGCAAATATATACATTTGCCACTTGAGCGGCTCCAGTCAAGGATACCAATAAAGTTACTACTAAAAGTAACTTTAATGTCTGTTTAATTTTTGTGTTCATATAAATTTCTATATATCGTTTGAATTACATAAATCATATAATCGCTCATCTTTGTAAGATAGCACATATTTATACCTGTCAATAGAAACAAAACACGAGAATACACTTCTTCCTAAGTCATCACAAGCAGATGCACTAATGTCTTTTATATTAAAACAATTATATTTATTTACAATTTTCCTGTGAAGTTCCTGTGTGTCACTATTATCATCACTGTAAAATTCTATGCAATAAAATACATTCTTCTTGAAACGAAACAATACCTTATCAAAATACACACCTCCAAAAAAGACGCCCTCTACAGCAAGATATGATGCATGTTTTTCAACTTCATAATCCTGTAAAACCAATTTTCCCATGATTTCATCATAAGAAGATCCAAAACAACATTCATAAAAACAATCTTGAATTTTATTTGCGTTTGCAGATAAACAAGAGAATAAAATAAAAATTAGATATATAATTATTCGTACCATGATATTTATCATTGCTTAACCATCTCAATTTTACCTGTGGCTTTATCAATAATACTGCAACCATCTGTTACATGATATCTTAAATGGCAGCTCAAAAAATAAGATATTATTACAAATGTCAATGTTGCAATCACCAAGCATATCGCTTTTATTTTTCTATATTTATCTTCATCCATAATTATATAATCACCTTGATTTACTTAACATATTCAACAACTTATCTATCTGTTCATCCTTCTTTTTGAGCAGTTCGTGACACTTGTCCAATGCTTCGAGTAGCTTTTCTGTTTCGGACTTATTCACCGTTACCGACTGTCCATGGATATTATCCCCATTCTGATTGGTTTGAACAACGGGGCTATTAAACAATTCGCCATCTCCAGATTTGATCCATTCAATTGATACTTCAGGAAACGCCTCCTTTATTTTAGCAAACAAATTGTTTGGTATCATGATTTTATTGTTGACAATTTGGGAAATTGTCGTTTTATCAGAACCAATTCTTTCAACAAAATCTTGCTGATTTCTGACTCTCTTGTTTTCCTTAAGAGAAGTTATCACATTTCTAAATCTCTGATTTTCTTCCATGTAAACATGCTTTAGTATATTTAACCATTTAATTACAAACAAATTGTTTGTAAATACAAACGGTATGTTTATATTTGCACCGTGATACTACTCTAACAAGTATCACAACGCAACAAAAAAGTTTAATATACAAAAATAATATACATTATGTTAGCGACAAAGCAAAAGCGAAGAAAAAAGACAGTCATTGACGGAATAGTAATGCGCCCTGTCTGGACTGAAACATTTAAGAATTTCAAGGTTGGTGAATCAAAGACATTCTACCGACCGGACCTAACCACAACCCAGGCCCGTGTCATAGCTGCAAGGCTGAACACTTCCACAAACATGAAATTTTCTGTCTCTACTGGAGAGTTGGAAGAATACTGTATTGTAAAACGGGAGGCGTGAGTTATTGCCTCTCAGATGATAACAATTACAAAGTTAAGCAATCCCAGCAGAGGGTAGTGCCTCCGCTGGGAACAAAAAAACAAACAACCCTATGAACGCAGAAATAACATTCTTCGAGAAATCGGTCACCTACGACAAGTTTGTGACGGATATAGCCGCCCGTCTCGCTTCATTCATGAAAGAGGACAAAGACGATCCGGAATATATCTCACAGCGGAGAGCGGAAAGAATATACGGACAGGCAAACGTACTCCGCTGGAGAAGATCAGGAGCTATCAAACCAATAATAAGACCGGGTAAGATAGAATATCCAACGGCCCAACTGAAAGAGTTAAGCCGTGTAGACGAGATATTCATCAGATGGCAATTGAGCAAAAAGAAAAAATAAACCAACCGTCGGAGTTTTCCGATATCCGCTCCTTTAGCTCAGACAGGTCAGAGCAGATCACTCATAATGATAAGGTCGCCGGTTCAAGTCCGGCAGGGAGCACCGATATAGACGTTCTTTAACATTGTGGATTAAATCCTGCCTTCCAGTAAATAGGCTTTTGCTTGGGCTGGTAGACGGGTCGTTTCAATCGATCAGCAACAAACTGTATGAGGTTATCGCTTCCGGTGTTGTTTAACCGGTGTTGTCGATGTGAGGTTGTGACGCGTAACGTTCATCTTTCAGATGATCCCTTTCGGTGTTACTCGGTCATGGAGTTGGTCAACCGTCGTTACGAATAAGATATATCCCGGATATGAAGGCGCTACGCTGCTGATTGGATCGGCCTCCGGGAACGAATTAAAAAACGTGATTATGAAAGTACTTATTCAAAAAGAAGTAAAGACAAAACGCTTACGTGAAGTAAGAATCGGGGAAACCTTTAAAAAAGAAATGCACATTGCAGAACAGGTAACAACCCTTTATATCATAGGAATCCCCGTTTTCCGGAAGAAAGAATTATTCAGCGATTAATTCCCTGATCTGATCAAGACTTTGATCTACATACAAAACAGCAGTAGCATCCGATCTTGAATAGGCAAAATGCACAACAGAACCAGACAAGTCGCTTCTTTCGACATAAGAAATAGAATTAACATTCACGATAAATTTGTCTTTCCCAGAATTTAGTTCAATAAACTTGCTCATTTTCTTAATTTTTTTGATTTGACACTACAAAGTTAAGAAAACCCGGTACAAAGGCGCGAAGCTGTCGATCGGATCGGCTGCCGGGGACAAATTTTTACTCAACTAATTCTTTAATTTTTATTGTTTACAGCTAACGAAGTTGGCAAAACCAACTTATCCGTATCCTCTTGCGACAAGCCGATACGGTTTCTTTTTTGACTCTTTTTATTTCCATACTATATAACTCGTGGCAATCCCTATCCGGGTATCCTTGCGGTGGTTGGTTAAGAAGACCGTATTGCCACATAACAAACATTGATATGAAAGAAATATTTATTCCGCCTTAGAGATGGTTGGGCGGCCAAATAAACAAGGTGAAAATTTTAATTATATCAACGTGTCTCGCCTAAAAAGCTCACCTGGGTTTACACGCGGATCGAGTCCGCGATTGGCCTCAGTTATTTTTTATTGGTTTAGAATAAGTAGTAATATCGCCGTATCGGCCTGTGACAGGTAGATACGGTTTCCTTTTTGAAACAAATTTAAAAATCAACGATATGGAAACAGAAAACAAAATCATCTTTGTGATGGCCTTGCTTATGGCAATAGGCAGTGGTGTCGGGATGTTCTACAACTATTCCCTTGTTCTCTTCTTTGCATGTGGCCTTTCCTTATTATATGCAATACATAAGGAGGAACGGAAATGAAGGAGATCTACATCAAGAACCCGGACGGCGATCTTTGCTACGACGGAGAAGAAACCAATGATCCAGAATTCGACGAAATGTTAGAAGATTGGAGGTTTGAAATGAACACGTACAACTATTAAAACATAGCAAATGAAAACAAAAGAAGACTTGCAGGCGATGAGCCACGGAGAGCTCGTTGAATACGCATTGGAAGCACAGAATAACATAATTATTGCATGTGACTATCAAAGAAAATGCATAAGGCTGGAGGAGATCCTTTCCGCCATCGGCATCGTATATGAGGCTTACAAAAACGAACAACATTAAAACAGTATAATAATGGAACAACAGATTCAAACAACAGAACTGCAGATTACCCAGGCAAAACAAGCTGCCGAATTTGCACTTACTCCGGTCGGACAGATGGTGAAACAGTTCGAGGTCATGCAACGCATGGCAAAGATGTACACGGAAAGCACAATCGTACCAGAAGCCTATAAAGGCAATGTTGGCAACTGTGTGATTGCGATTGATATGGCAACACGTATGGGCGTGAATTCGCTGATGGTCATGCAAAACCTTTACATTGTCAAGGGCAACCCCTCATGGTCGAGCAAATTCCTTATTGCTACCATCAACATGAGTGGTAAATATTCATCCCTACGATACCGAAAACGAAGTCTCGGTAAGGTCGGAAAGATCAAATATAACGAAACGGTTTGGGATAATGTTGCTAAGCGTAATACCATAGTGGTAAAAGAGTTTGACGGTACAGATGTTGACAACATTGAATGTATTGCCTACGCAACTGAACTTTCTACAGGGGAGACACTTGAATCCGATCCTATAACGATTGAAACGGCAATTAAGGAAGGATGGTATACAAAAACCGGTAGCAAGTGGGTTACAATGCCAAGCCTTATGCTTACTTATCGTGCTGCTGCATTCTGGCAACGTATGTACTGTCCTGAAATCAGCATGGGATTCTTGACTAAAGAAGAAGCTGACGACATACAGGATGTCGAATATGAAGAAATCAAGCCAAAAAACAAGCTGGCCGATCTGGCAAGCAAAGCAGCCGTCCAAAAAAAAATGGAAGAACAGCAACCATACCCGGCTGAAAAAGCAGAGACGGATAGTAAACAACCCTCACAAAAAACCCTGTTATGATTGATAATGCAGCACAGCATACGATAGCTTGGTTCCGCGCCCGTCATGGGAATATCACAGGCAGCAATGTCGGCTTACTAATGAAAAGCGGGCGCACGGACATCTTTTCTGAAACAGGGAAAAGCTACATATATCAAATAGCATCAGAAAGGGCAATGAATCCGGCTATCGTTAATGACGATAGCCAGTTTGCCGAATATCTCAAGCAAACGGAAGTGACCAGCAAGGCGATACGATGGGGCAACGAACAAGAGGCGGATGCTCGCAACCTGTATGCCGAAATATCCGGTCTGCATATTGTGGAGGTCGGTTCGTGCAAACATCCTACCATTCCACATTTTGCCAGCAGTCCAGACGGTTTTTACTACGACGAGAACACCGGCATAAAGTCCTGTCTGGAAATAAAATGTCCCAACCAGGCAACATTCATGCGCTACAAGAACGAGATTTATGACAACGCATCCCTATTAAGCGTAAAATATGAATACTTCTACCAGTGCATGGCACACATGATGTGTACAGGGGCGAAAGAGGTATATTTCATTGCCTATAATCCATACCAATCCGATCCGATACACATCGTCCGTATCCTGCCGGATGAAAAAATATTCGCGGAAATGGATAGGCGTATACGCCTTGCTAACGATATGATAGATAAAATAATTAATTAAACCCAATATGAAAACACAGCAGTTAATAACAATAAAAGAAAGCGACCTTGAACTGGTCGTTAGTGAAAAAACATTAGGTAGCCTTACTACTAATGCGATCCAAATCAGAGACATGGTAAAATCAACTCTTCCCATGTACGATATATCAAACTATAACGATGACAATATCGACCAGGCGAAGAGAGATAAAGCTGCTCTCAACAAGGCGGCCAAAATTCTCAACTCAAAACGTCTTGAAATCGAGAAGGAATTTATGAAACCTTTCGGAGAGTTCAAGGATGTTGTGGCTGAAACCGTAAAATTGATTGGCGAATGCTCTGCCAAGATTGACACGGTAGTCAAGCAGAACGAACAGCAGTATAAAGACAAGAAACTTGCCGTTATCCGTTCCTACTTCGACGATGGAAATACGAATCTGATCGACTTTCGGAAAATCTTCAAGCAGGAATGGCTTAACAAGTCCACAAGCATGAAAGCGGTACAAGCAGACATTGAAACGGTTTTCGCTAAGGTTGACGAAGATCTTGAAACGCTTAAAGGCTTTGCCGGTGATGATTTTGACGTACTTCGCACATACTATATGGACACGATGAACATTGGCAATACCATCCAGTATGCTAATCGTCTGAAGGAACAACGCGAACGTGCCCAAGCAGCAGAAGAAGCACGTATCAAAGCTGAACAGGAACGAAAAGAACAGGAAGAAGCACGTAAGAAAGTAGAAGCAGAACAACCCAAAGTTAGCCAACCCAATCCTTTTAATACGGCTAATCAAAGGATGAATGGGCAACCTTCTTTTATGGATCAGCCTAAAGAACAGCCTGTGCCGGCACAGCCGGAACTTCTAACTCGTGCCTTCAAGGTCACAACAACCCGTGAAAATATTATCGCTCTCGGCAACTTCATGAACGAACACGGCATTGACTTCGACAAGATAGAGGTTCCATGACTTGAGGATGAAGACAGGATAAGTAAAACAGATGTTAAAACAATCATAGGTCTGCTCAGTCGGTCGCAAGTACTAATAGACGCCAACTGCTCTAAGCCGGTCGATCTGGATGTAGCCCGCAGATGCAGGAAGATGGCCCGTAAATTAGAAAGGAGCTTGAAATGAATGATTACGAATACATCCCGGACTGGAAAGTCTGGGGATAGCCAATAGTGTGTTTTGCATGGTATTAGTTTAGGTTAGTTTCCCCTTGCCGTCCGTGAGGATATGCAGAGGGGAGTTTTGGGACGAAAGGAAGTGATCACATAAGCCATGCGTCAGAGCGGTTCGATTCCGCTCCGTCCCGCAAATAAGTTGAACGAATTAAAAGAAATAGAGTATGATGCACAATTGGTTTGAATGTAAAGTCTCCTATGAAAAGATAATGGAGGACGGAAAGCAAAAGAAAGTGACGGAGCCCTATTTGGCCGACGCCTTGTCGTTTACAGAAGCAGAGGCACGTATCATTGAAGAATTAACCCCTTTTATCAGCGGTGAGTTTGTGATAAAAGACATCAAGCGGGCAAAGTTGTCCGAGATATTCTTCAATGAAAATGGCGACCGCTTCTATAAGATCAAAGTCTACTTCATTACGCTCGACGAGAAAAGCGGAGCTGAAAAGAAAACATCTGCACAGATGCTGACACAAGCCTCCAATTTGAAAGAAGCTATCGAAGTGCTGGAAAAAGGAATGAAGGGTACTTTGGCCGATTACAAAATCGCTTCTGTCACCGAAACCGCACTCATGGATATATTCCCGTATGATGCCGAAGATGACAAAGATACGGATAAAACAGCCGACGCCAACAATCCATCCGTCCGCAAATTCTTCCAGTCCCTACCTGAAGGATGTAAGACGGAAATCACCGTATCGGGAAAGAAGATCATCGTAGACAAGACCGGACGTGACACGATTGTAACACCGATGGATGAAGGATGAGAAAGGAAACAGCTCGATGGATTTTGGATACGACATACCGGACTATGAACCGGATGAATACGATAATTACGATTACGAATGAGACATATAGAAGATCAACTACAAAAGTCAATAGTTAGATGGTTCGATTTGCAATATGCGAACCTCAGACACTTGCTGATACACGTTCCTAACGGAGGTTATCGCAATGCAGTCGAAGCGGCGAAGTTTAAACAAATGGGTGTCAGAGCCGGGGTCCCGGACCTCATTTTGCTATATCCAAATAAAGAACACCCGTTTATGGGGATCGAGTTGAAGGCCGGCAAAAACAGGCAATCCGTACACCAGAAGGAATACGAAGCTGAGTTTGGTCGGATCGGCGCCAAATATGTCGTTGTCCGTTCGATCGGCGAATTCATGAAAGTTGTGAATGAGTACTTAAACAACGTATGACGATGGAGAAAGAGATAAAAGAAATAAGCGATTATCTAAACACCACCTGCTCGAACAATCCGGCGGAAATACAAGAGCGCATATCCGTCATCATGGTCTACATGATGCGTACCGGCGAAATGCTCGCAGAGGCAAAAAAAATACTCCGGAAGAAAAAGTCTGACGAGATACAGAACATGATCATCCGGATAGCGAAAGAAAATTGCCTGTCGGCCAAAGTGCAGAATGCCTTACTGGATAGCATCGCGGAAGACGAATGCTATCTGGTCGACCGATTGGACCGACTCAATGCTTCTTGCACGCATCAACTGGATTCACTTCGAAGCCTGCTTAGTTACGAGAAGGAATCGCTTAGACTCAATAAGACAGGATATTGATAAAGTGGAGAAGAATTTATGATATGGCAACAAGGAAAGAGTTGACAAGCTACTTTCCCCATGACAGCAATGCAAGAAACTCTGACAAACTTATACGGCTTAGAATGCGGCATAAAGCTGCCGGTTACGGTGTTTACTTTATGATCCTTGAAAGATTAAGGGAAGAACCGGAATACACGAGTGTCAAAGATTATAACATGATAGCCTTTGACCTTCGTGAAGACGCTTCCCTGATAAAATCAGTCGTTGAAGATTTTGGGTTATTTGTCTTTACCGATGACGGTAAGTACTTCTACTCCGAAAGTTTCAAACAAAGAATGGAGATTAAAGACGAACAAAGTAGAAAAAAAGCTGAAGCTGGAAAGAAAGGTCTTGAAAAAAGGTGGGGAAATAGCAAAAATATAGCAAATGCTATCGAAAATGATAGCAAAGCTATAGCAAATGCATCGGGAAATGATAGCAATAAAAGAAAAGAAAAAGAAAGTAAAGAAAAGGAAAGTAAAGAAAAGTATCCTCCCCCTCTATCCCCCGCAGGGGGAAATGGAGGATGCGGAAATAATCTTTTTTCTAAAGATTCCAATAATACAGATGGGATAGAAAGAAACTTCGAAGGACTGACCAACAGACTGAAAAGATTATTTATCCCTCCAGACGAGTTCAATACCATTTGCCAATTGTCGAACAATGGAGAAATAGGACACCCCATTTGGACCATAATCCAAGCTGCTGAACGAGGAGGAACTCGACTGCACTCTCCCGGCAAATATATTATTTCAGAACTCAAAAAAGCAATCAAGAAATGAAAATCAATGTTTTCAGAACTCAATGTAAAATAGGTTCATCTGTCAAATACAAACAGAAAACAAGAAAAGTTGTCGACATAAACCGAAGTACCAATGAGGTTTGTTTAGACCGCCGTTTGTGGGTTCGCTGTACAGAAGTCGAGTTATTAACATCGGAATAAAAATATATGATCATGCAAAAAGACTGGAAATTAGAAGAAATAAAGCGTCTCAAAAAAGAGCGCGACAGAAATTTAGCAATACACTGTAATTATGTGGCTGCCAAACATCAAAGACTGATCGACAGACTGGAAAAGGAAATCAATCAAAACACGAAACATTAATACATCTATAACTACCTAAAATTTAAAAACAATGAATGTTAACATCAAAAATTTAAACCTGTCGGTAATCATGCCGGCGATCACCAAGAGTGGCCAACTCGTATGTAACGACCGCGTACCATCTAAAGAGGACAAAGTAGAGCACGCCAGCGGACTGTATCTAATCTACAAAGACGGACACGCAGAGCCGTTTACCGGCGATAACCCCAAAGATTGTGTACGATACATCGGATTAAAGCACAAAGACGTATCGTTTGCTATCTCACTGGCGGAGCATGATAGTGTACAGTTGCTTGACGATGATAGCCTCGAAGTATCTGTAAATGAAACATATTACGAACGTGAATGTGATGCGCTGTTTGATTTTGACGGACAGAAAAATACGGAACGCCTTGTAGCCAGAAATCCAAAGTTGAAAAATCTGCTGGAAGATGGCGAATACATCCCTCCGTTGGGACAACTCAACCTAATGGCGCATTACAAAGACAGCATAAACGATGCGCTTGAATACATAGGTGCAGAACCGTTAGCCTCCTCGGCGTGGTATTGGTCCAGTACCGAGAGCAGCCAGATCTACGCATGGTACGTGTACTTCTCCAATGGCAGCACGTACTACAGCTACAAGTACAACAGTAACAGGGTTCGGGCGGTGGCAGCATTCAGCTTTAAACTTTAACCTTTCGGTGCGCTCATCTTGGAGCGCGCCTTGGAATAAAAGAAAATGGAACAGAGAAGGCAATAAAAAAAGAAATCAAGATGGGACAAGTTAAAAGTTTTAATGACATAATTGCTGATTATTTGAAACAACGAGCAGAAGAAGATACCCTGTTTGCTCCAAAGTTTGCCAATCCAAATAAGAGTATTGATGAATGCTGCCGTTACATTTTAGGAGAGGCTCGTAAACGAGGAACTGCTGTTGCAATGAGTGACTCGGAAGTCTTTGGGATGGCCGTGCATTATTATGACGAAGAGAATATCAAGATAGAAAAAGTTTCTGCCGGTTGTTCTATTTCTTCTTCTCGGAAAGTAAAACTCACAGAAGAAGAGAAGAAAATAGCCCGTGAAGCGGCTATCAAACGGTTAGCCGAAGAGCAATACCAATTGCTCAAAAAGAAGCCGGCGAAAAAGAAAGCAGATACAAATGTCCAACAAATGAGCCTGTTTTGATATGAAGCCGAGAACGAAATTGGAAAAGCTGGTGACGGAGTTAAGCGGAAAACTGCCTGCCATCACGAAGGAACAGGAAGACTGGGCCAAAAAGCATCTGTTTGACCATTTTGCCTACAAATGTAAGGATGAGCTATGGTGTTCCGAATGTGGTAAGATGTGGGTCAATACGAGTAAAGATAAATTGGGTGACAAAATCGAATGCCCTTATTGCCATCATCAATTGGACGTAAAGGTCAGCCGGAAGCAGAAGATCCATGAAGAGGCGTATATGTCCATCCTGCAAGTGAAAGGCGGGTTCCAGGTGATCCGGCATATACTATGTTGGAAAAATATTCGGAAGGAAACTTCTCCGGTGTGTTATGATTTTACAGAAGTGGTTCAAGAGTGGATTCGTGAAGACGGAAAACGTACGATCATAGCCCGACCGATTAATATGGACAGTAACGGATTTGTATATAGTTCACCTCTCAGTATCAAAGGAGAATATGGAAGTACCCCCTATAACTATTACGGTGATTTATATGCGATACATGGAGAGCTTTATCCAAGGAAAGAATTACTGCCGGAATTAAAAAAACGGGGACTGAATCGACGGTTCCCAGATGTAACCCCGTCGAAATTGATACGTGACTTATTGAAAGGTGGTAACGATTCGGAATTGTGTCTGAAGACCGGGCAAATCCCCATGCTGAAGCATATGTATAGAAACGGCTTTTCCCAACTTCGCTATAAACCGTCGTTCAACATCTGCAACCGCAACCATTACATCATTAAGGACGCTTCTATGTGGGAAGATTATATGTCTTTGCTGTCTTACTTTGGTAAAGATATGCGTAACGCCCACTATGTCTGCCCTAAGAACCTGAAGACTGTACATGATAAACTACTAAAGATAAAACAGGTACGTGAAGCCAAGTTGAGACAGGAAAGGGATCGAGTACGAGCAATCAGTAAGCGTGAAAAGTTAATGAAGGATATAGCCGGCTTCTACGAGCGGATGGAAAAGTTTTTCGGATTGAGAATCGAAGAAGAGGATATAATCATCCGCCCTTTGGAAAGTGTCACCCAGTTTTATCAGGAAGGTAAGGCCATGCACCATTGTGTGTATCAGAACGGATACTATAGACGGCCGGAATGCCTGATATTGTCGGCAAAGGACACGGCTGGAAAACGATTGGAGACGATAGAGGTAAACTTGAAGACACTGGATATCGTACAGTCCCGATCCTTCTGTAACGGCGTAAGCGAGTATCACGACCAGATAGTCAAACTGGTGAAAAAGAATATGAACCTGATTCGTCGTAAAATGATTGCATAAAGAAAGTAAAAAATGAGGTACGCATTAAGAAAGCAGGATAAGATTGCGGCTGCAATAGGTGATGATTATTTGAAAAATCATATCCTCAAAAGTCTTGATAGTTTCTTCCGAAAGAGCAATGATGAATGTATAATCAGTTCTGTTGAATTGGACACCTATCAAACCGAATCAGGAGAAAGTTATGCCGTGTTAAGAGTTAATGACCTTGCAGATGATAACGCAATGTTGGAGTTTGCGGTAATTGGGAAAGAGTTCGATGTTTTAAAACTTGCTTTTTAGGCAGAATGAAAGGATAGAACAATGAAAATAAGCAAGAAAGTTCTCAAGGGGATTAAGTCAGAGGCACTTCGATTGAAACAGATATACGAAGCCCCGAACCCCGAAGTTGATAAAATTATTTCCGAATTACGTGAGGAAGCAAAGGGGAAGCCGGAAAACATGAGCAAGGATGAAGAAATTGCCTACATCCTCGGAAATGCTGACGAAAGGCATTGCAGCGAATGTGTACACTACGAGGCTTGCCCGAACTGTCAGATGTACTGCAAAGCTCTGCAACGGAGAATAACAGCAAGGAAATCTGCCAAGAACTGCAAGTATTACAAATCATTTATCAAGGAGGTAAAGAAATGACAAAAATAAAATTGAAAACAAATAAAACAAAAAAAGCAGGCTGTATAGCCTGCTGAAATATGTGAAGTTAAGAATAAGCAAGGGTGGATTCGAACCACCGACCTTCGTTTGAAACGATGCTCTAACCCCTGAGCTACAAGGAAAACATCCAAATGTTAATTTGGACGAATCAAAGCTATCTAGAATTACTTTGATGTTGCTACAGAGATTTTGATAATCCCCTTTCATGTAACAAGTGGTACAAAGGTATGAAAAAGATTTAAATCATAAAAATAAAAAGAATGAAAATAAGACAAACTAAAAAATTATGAGTGATTTATACTTCAACGATAAACGCTTTGTTGGCCACAGTAAAATTAGTGATATATTTTTTTTGCTTCCGGCGATAATGTGGTACATGGAGCACGAAAGGATTAAAGATGCAGACGCGTTCGTGATATGTGCGCATTGGCTTTGTTTTCAGTGCGGGTTATTTATCCGGTGTAAAAGAAAAATTAAAAATAATTAAGCTATGAAAACTTTAAAACAATGGGAAAAATCAGGCCTGGATTTAGAGGATTTTATTCATCCCGGAGATTGGATAAGTGAAGACCTATACAATTATATTGGAGAAATCGTTTGTCCGTATTATTGTTCAAAGGACTTAATCCAAGGAGGCGATCCAATTAAATCGGAAGATGGAGTATTGTTTTACTGTACCTGCCATCATACTGAGGATGATAGATATCTATATCTTGGTATTCTTCCGGAATTTAAGCAGTAACTACCATAACTAAAGAATCATGAAACTAACAAAAGAAGAAGACAAAGTTGTTTGCAAGTTCTTGAAGAATATTGCAGACGAAGGTGGAGAACAGTTATTAAAGCTGACTCAGTTCATGTTACTCCGATGGTCAGAAGAAGGCATTCGGATAAATGCTGGCGAAATTGCTTTAGCCCAGGTGATCAACCATGAAGGAGAACAATACAGTACCCGTATGGTTATTCAGTACTCAAAAGTTGGCGAGAAGACTTTGGAAGAACGGGCATATGAGATAGCAGACCGAATGATTTCTTCAGGATCAGATAATTGTGATATCCGAGAGGAATTGAAGAAAGCTATATTAGCAGGATACAACTTGCATCAGGAGGATTTCAATGATGAATGACTTAAATAGGACTACCCTAAGACAATCTTAGGATAGTCCTACGAATCAACGACATTTGCACTTTAGGAAACGATATATTTCCTTCTGTACTAAATGTGGGAACCTTTTAGCATAAGCTAAACTTGAAAATTGGCCTTTGCCGTTTTTACCAATTTTCCTAATTATAATTATTTTATTCCTCATAAAAATATTGTCCTATTGTTTTGTAGGACAGTGTAAATATAGAAAGTGATTTTTATATGACAACAATCGGAGTAAGAATGTTTAATATATTAGTAATCGGACTATTAAGATTAAATCTCCTCAAATATTATTTGATATTTCCAAATTAGAATTAAGAATTTATTAATCTGTCTCAGATTTGGTCACATAAAATAAAATATTACGAACATGCGCAAACAGTAATTACTATATTGGTAAAAAAACAGTTCGGAGCCGGCACGAAATAGAACCCGATTAGGCTCAAAGCACGAAAAAAATGAGCCCTAATCACATATTTGACAAACTACCGCTAAACTGAAAATTTAGCGGTAGTAGTTCACCAAATCCTATAATATCCCCCAATCCCTACATATGGAGATAAGCCATCTCGGCCAATGCCATAACCGGCCGTAATACCAATTCCCCAGCGGCGAGCTTTCACTTTTTCTGTTACATAAATCGTTTTCCGAAAAATAGAAGCACTATCGAGTTGAGCATTATAGCCGGATACCCAAATATGGTAATCGTCCGTTAAGTACTCTTTTTGCGTGATCCTGATCGGGACGAAGATAGGTTCTCTGACTGTATCACCTGATAAAGTGATATACACAGGGAACATCTCTGGAACCGTCTGGATCACCGTTTCATAAACCGGATAAGGGACTCGCTCTCTAAGAGTGTCAACACGGACGAATGTATCGATTTTGCAGACAAGTTTGACCTCTGCTTTCTTCGTGCACCGGCCGGCCAGGAAGCAAAGAAGGCAGAGAATCAAAATCAGTATTACATGACAAGGTTTCATGATTAATATTTCATAGCCATACCCGTATTTGGAGGCCGCCCGGATACGAAAAAGGCGGCACATCTCAAATTAACATGAGGAGTGCCGTCTTCTGTTCTCTTAAGAAAATAAGACGAAACTAATTTTGTATTTTCACTTTTGGAGATTTCTTAAACAACTCATATATCTGAGAAGCTCCACCGAAAGGTAAATATACATTTTTAAGTTTTGTTCCGATAAGTCTATCTTTAGCTATTACACGACCTGTTGAATATACATCATAAATGAGTTCTTCCATAAATCTATCAGGAAGTCTCACCTTATCATCTTCTATATAATTATTCAAGTCCTTTATATATAGTACAAAAGAATATGATATACATGCCAGTTTTTCCGACGTTTCTTCTTTTTCAATAAGATATGTCAAAGAAGCTTCCGATACCAAGACTCTTTCATTTTTATTCAACTTAAAAGAAATAAAAAATTCAATTCCCGTATTATCCGTTTGATCCAACGATGAAAGAATCTCAGAGTTGATAGAAAACGATTCCTCTTGTATATCCAATATTTTTACTTCTAAAACTTCAGTTTCCATTATAAACCATCTTTAATCCGTTAGACGCATTGACTATTGTATCAGCATTTTTTACAGATTTGCTTATCGGATAAGTTGTATATGATGAGTTGTAAAGAAAAAAAACACTTCCATCTAATGTTTTTTTAACAGACAAGATTTCACAATCAAGTGCAACCTCTATTTTCTTTATTGTAGATATCGTAAAATTATGGGTTCCACGCATCCATTTACTTATTTCAGCTTCACTCTTTCCTAATTTAGTTGCTAAATCCTTTTGAGTTAATCCTTTCGAGGCCAAAACACAATGTATCCTATCCGCTATTTTAAAAGAAAAATCTACCCATTCCCGTGTTTCCTCGGAAATCATAGTTCTTCTTTTCTCCAATATTTTACTTCGTTTCATCATCGTTCCTTGTAAATTTTAAGTTTCCTATAAGTTCACCCGATTCATTTATACATATTTTTCCACTATGCTTTCGTGATTGAATGAATCTTTCAGTATCAACCAATCTATTAACTATAGATGACAATAATGGACTGTCTTGCCATTTATCAGCGTCTTTTATTCCTCCATTTCCTAAAATAAGAATCTTGTTCGAAATTCTGACACAGTAAAGACGAATCTTGCTTGTCTCTATTGGTATAGCGGAAATACCACTTCCATATCTATATTCAGGGCGAAAATACCTTTCCAACGCCCCTCTACGAATTATGTTATCTAACCATGATAAAACAATATCCAAATCTTCTTTATATTCATCATTATCTGAGAACCTTAAAACGAATTCCTCAAACTCTGTATATTCATGTCCATCTATCCTAATCGAATATAAATTCAGTTTGTCATATTGCTCTATTAATTCGACTTCATATCGTTCCATTCTTAACTTTAAAGTTAATACACGATGCAAATATGGAATTTTTTCTTTCGTGATAGAAACAACGCATTGACTTTAACTTCCACATTAATTTTTTTTCACAAACAGCACTCCCCACAATGTCAAAGAACGATTATAGACAAGTAGTCTTTTATTGCAACAGATTCCACCCGGCAATAACATCCAGCATATCGGCTTCTACCCCATTCTCAACCTTGCTCATCCCGGCCACAATACGGATCATCTGCTCTCGGTCATTTACATTGATCGGATCATCAGCCGGGATTCCGGCATAGTCTGAGACAGCCTTGATATAGGCTTCCGTGTGATTGTTGTCCTCCGGCGGGGCCCAACGGGTAATCATCTTACGGATAGTGTCGAGCTTGTAATTTTTGAAGTAGTTAGACAATATTTTAAACATAGCCCGGTATCCGTAAGCCATTGTTGTAAATTGCTTAAATGACTTATCCTTGCTTGGTCTCACCTCGCCCTGAAATAAGTCGCCATTGATCCGGATATTTCCGGGATTGTTATTTCTAAGTCCTCTTGCTGTCATAATAAATTCCTCCATTATTTAATTACACATTAATCTGTCGATTTTACTAAAACTCGCTAGGTGGTTCACGATCTGAACATCCATGCTTGTTACACTTGCGAAATTCCAACGCGTTGTTCTTGATCATAAGCTCCGTATTCTTCTCGGTCAACTCCCGGACACGCCCTCGGTATTCGTCTATCTTTTCATACAGGGAATCAATTTTAGCATCCAGTTCGCCGACGCGACGTTCTTTCTTTTCGTATAGCTCTTTCCATTCAGCAGCATATTGCGTGATATTGTCCGCTTCCGCCTTTTTAGCTTCAGCAGCAGCCTTGCGCTTGTTATATTCCCGGTAGCCCCAGTAGCCGGCAACGGGGATCAGTACGGCGGTTACAAAGCCGCCTATCACGTTCGACAGGCGGCTAAGGGTTGTCAATAATTCTTCTTCCATATCTTTATATGCAAATTAATACACAGAGATAAACAGCCACCAATGAAGAAATCTCAATCCAAAACATCGGCTTACTTTGATAGAACTTATACCAGAATGTGCCTTCTTTTTCTTTGGCAATGTTTAATGCAGCATATCCAATATAGGTAAGCCATACAAATAACATAGGCCATAAGTTAAGTGACATCCAAATCTGAGAAAATAATATTGCCATCATTGCGCCAGCTATGTGTCCCCGGTATTGGAATTTATCCGCTTTGTAATCTGGGAAACACCCGACAACGATCATCCCGGCCAGCGCCAGGTAAGCGAGAAACTCCGTGCCCGGCTTACTGACCTCCAA